CGTAACGTCGCCCGTAACGTCGCCACCTGTATCGTCGTCGTCAGAAGCCGTGCTGCCACCGGGCGCGATAGCATCACCATCGTCACCCATAGTCCAGCCGTACTTTTCGACAAGTATCTTATCAACAGCATCATCACGAACGCCCTTACTTCCATCAACCGCTAAGCCAGCCTCGTCATAGGTGCTGCCATCGTTTTCGATGTTGTTCTGTTCCGCTTCGATAGCGCCATCGTCGTAGGTACTGCCATCGTTTTCGATGTTGTTCTGTTCCGCTTCGATAGCGCCATCGTCGTAGGTACTGCCATCGTTTTCGATGTTGTTTTGTTCTGCCTCGATAGCGCCGTCATCGTATGTACTGCCAGCATTTTCGATGTTGTTTTGTTCTGCCTCGATAGCGCCGTCATCGTATGTACTGCCAGCATTTTCAGCAGCGTTCTGTTCTGCCAACTGTGCTGGAGACAAGGCATCGCCATCATCGCCCATAGTCCAACCGTATTTCTCAACCAAAATTTTGTCCACGGCATCGTCACGAACGCCCTTACCTTTGTCGGAGCCGATGTTTTGCCCGTCCTCATCGTAAGTGCTGCCTTCGTTTTCGCTGGCGTTCTGTGCTGAGCTTCCCTCGGCTGCGTCGAGAGACCCCGTGCCGGAATTGGCTGATCCTTGACTATCGTTGCTACTGTCGTCTTGAGTTAGGTCGGGCAGTTCATCGTAGCCGCCTGTGTCCGAACTGCCGCCAAAAGCCGCGCCTTGGCTGGAAGCCCCAGCAGAGTTAGCGTCGGCTGTGTAGCTGTAGGGAATTTCGTCGTAAGTGCTGCCAGCGTTCGAGGTGTTGCTCGTAGCAGAGCTCCCAAAGCCATTACCGAAAGCCGCTCCCTGACTAGACGCACCAGCATTATTAGCCTGCAAATCTGCAATGTCTGCCCCACTCGTAATAGTAGTTGGAATTTCGTCGTAGGTTCCCCCTGCCATACTATCTAATACAGCACTTTGATTATTTATGTTGGCAACAACAGATTGCTTTTCTGCGGTAGTATCCGCAGCCGCAGCTTCTCCAGCAGAAGCGTACTCGTTTCCAAACGCATCGTAGGACACACTTGCTGATGCTGCTGGGCTGTCATCATCATCATTGTTGTTGCTGCCAACGCCGCCAAGCCCAACGCCGTTGTTATACGTCCCGCTACCAGAGTTCGCGCCAGATAAATCCAATGTTTGACCAGCTTGAATTTGATCTACGTTAGTGATGTTGTTTTGCTGTGCCAACTCTTGCACGGACATATTATTGTCCTCAGCAATTTGAGAAAGCGTCTGACCAGATTGAACTGTCGTGGAGTTGTTGTCGTCGTTACCGCCGCCGCCGTCGCCGCCGCCGTCATTGTCACGAAGAAGGCCGCTTGCAAATGATAGGCTCGGCATGAATGGATTGTATAAGCGGCTCATGTTAAATCCTTTCTGAACCATAGTTCGGGGCGCATGGACCCGCTTTTTTTCCTGATGCCCGAAGCAGTCGCGTAGTCCGGGTACTTGTCCGACAAAGTCCGTTGTATTGTTCTAACGAACTTGAAAACTTCTCGTTTAGGCGCGTGGCAAATGAATTGACAGAAGTGAAGGTTTTGACCTTCATCTCGCGCAAATACCTCATCGCCATCAAACTCATTCTTCTGTATCTCTTCGTCTGTTAAAAAGGCGTATGTGCATATGCCTTTGATTTCTTTCCCCGGCTTGTACACCACGTACTTGTCGTTTTTGAGGGCGGGGAAAACAGAGTTCTCAAGTAGAAAGATCGGCTTAGACTTGTAATACTCATCTGCCTTAAACAGGTTCGTTATTACTTCGAGCTTATCTCCCCAGCACGTCAAACCTAGTACCCCATTCGCTTCTTCATCGCCTCGTCCACGTTGTAGAACTCAAGCATTCCAGTTTTGGGATTAAAGGAGCCTGCGCCGCCGATATCTTGCAACAACTTCATCGTGAATGGAGATGCGTGAACCATCATACTGTCGCCATTACGTCCTTGCTCAGAAAGCGTGTCAGCAATGGCCGCCGTTTCCTTACGTGTTTTAATCGAAGTCCCTGTGTTTGGACCGAATATTTCTGCTGAAAAGGCCATTTCTTTCTTCCTTTCGGGTCTTATTAAAGACTGTAGTTATACCAATGGGTCGCGTCGTCCCTTATGCAGAAGACGCAATCAGGTCTTGTGCCGACGACGCTACAGCACTTGTAACTCCATCGACTGAGTTCTTAGCTGTAGCCTCAGCGCCACTACGTGTTCTTCGAGCGAGCTCTCTCTGAATTGCTAGAAGTGCAGCCTGCGCAGATTTGTATTGAGGGCTATCGGGGGTGTACTGAGCCAATTCGTTTTGAAGGCTCGTCATCTCTATTTGCAGTCCGGGTGTGGCTTGGCCCTTAAACTGATTGTACGATTGAACGCGGCCCATAAAGCCGCCGTCGATGGCCGCATCCTTTTCGGATTTCACATAATCAATCATCGCGTTAATATCTGACATGGCAGTAGTGATGCCGTCTTTGTCGGCTTCATAAGTTGCCTCGATGAAGCCACTACCCTCATCGCCCGCTACTACAGCTACCTTGTTGTCCGATGTCGTGAACATGGATATGTTGCCTTGAAGCTGATCCATTAGGTCAGCGGGCATATCGGCAATGAGTTGGTCGATAAGGTTCGATCCTTGCTCGGCCATAGAAAATGCTCTCGCGTTTTCTGAGCTCAGCGATATGTGGAATGGCTTTTCGTTTCCGTTGTAAGTGCCTGTAGGCTGGCCCGTTCCATCAGCGTAATCATACTGCAATAGCTGCGAACCACTTAGGCGGCTGCTGAACTTGCTTGTCTTAGAGTAGCCGTAATCTCCCTCTACGTTGCCCGACGTAGATGCCGCATCGTCTCCGTCGCCGCCTTCCTCTGATGTTTCGGAACTTGTGTCAGTGGATGACACAGAAGACAAAGCGCTGCTGCCGTTGTCATCATCACTGTCGTTCATTTCTGCAAGCATCTGAGCGGCGGATGTAGAGCTACCACCAGAAAAAATAGACTTCCCATCCGTTGTGAAAATGCTGCCGTCACCATCCTTGTCAAAAAAGTTAGTGGCGACACCCATAGCTACCTTGCCGCCGATGTAGGCCACAGGATTGGCGACTAAGGCCATTACGTTGCCAACCGTTTTAAAAACGCTGTCGTGACCAGTAGTTACTGACCGACCCGTATTGTCGTCAACAAGCTGACCGTTGACGTAGCTTTTCCCGTCAAATGGCGTAGTGCTATTGGCAGTGTCTTGGTAGGAAGTGTTTTGATTAACCCTTATACCGCCGTCTTTATACAGTATGCCGCCTTCGTAATACATCCCATCGTTGGGCGTGAAAGTGTTGGCAAGATTTTGACGAACTGAGTTGGAGCTTTCTTCTGAGCTACTGCCACTTTTATTAGAGCCGCTGCCACTATTAGAAGTGGACGTATAAGTCTTCGTACTATCGTTGTAGACTTGACCTTTCTCAGCGTCGCGCTTCTTGGCGAGATCGTTGACCTCTTTAGTCCACTCTCCACCACTTGCCTCGAGCGCGGCGTTTAAATCGCTTTGAGTGTTAAACTCACGCAAGCCTGTGTATGGGTTTGTGGTTCCGGCCCCGATCCGCTCAAGAAGAGCCACCTCTTCCGGCATGACGTGCACGAGTTCGCTGTCTCCATTCCGGCCCTTGTCCGACATAGATCGAGCGATCTTGTGCATCTGTTCCGATGAAAGTCCATGTGCCATATTGCAGAGCCTCTATTAAACGTTGGTGATGACTGCCGCCAAAGTAACCTCGATGTCAGTAAGCGAGCTCTGAGAAGTCACCTCAAATGCAATTTCACGAGACGTAGTGGTGGCGTCGATAGCAATTGAAGCTGACAAGTTTTGCTCAGTAAGACTTGAGCTCACAGGCACTACATCCCCGGCGTTGATGCCGTTGATTTTCATCTGAATGTTTGCTGTGCCACTTGTGGACTTGGCGGCGATAGCGTCGATACGAACGTTTTGTTTGAACGCACGTGTAACAACGTAGCTGCCGTTACCGATTGAGCCCGATTTCTGAAAAAAGAAACTGCGCGTAGCAAACGTTGACGGCAACTGAGCAATAGGCAAACGGCCCGTAGCGTCTAGTCCAGCTACGCCTTCGGCTGCGCCGATGTACGTCTTCGGAACTACGGCTGTGAAATCTACGTCTGCAAATTCTAGCCCACCACCCGTAGAGTTGATGCGTAGAAACTGTAAAGCATTGGTCGTAGCAAAAGCCGGGATACCTGTATCTGGGCTTGTGAGTAGCCAACCTGTTCCGTTGTAAAACTTTAGAACGTTTGGTGATGAAGCTGTATCAACCCAGAAGTCGCCCGCGTTCGCGGAAGATGGCTCAGAAGCGGACACATAAACACGACCACGGTTAGCAAGTAGATCGGTTATCCCATCCACTTTAGATTGTGGAATTTCTGCGTCAGTTATTGCCAGCTTCCCAAAAGGAATGAAGCCATCGGAGTTGGTGAACTTGTCTTCTGTCATAAGGCCAGAGACGCGAACCTGAGATGTATCCTCGACGATGATGAATGTAATCAAATCGTCCAGAGCCATAGCAGAGGTGAACGTGATCGTAGAGTTGGCAGGCTGTTGGGTGTAGTCGTTCGTACCGCCGGAACGTTGAAGCACGCCATTTCGGTACACCAGAACTTGCTGATCTGCCGTGTGAACAAAGGGGAAAACCGCTTGCGATGCACCCGCAAGTACGTCTTCGCGCTTGTAGCCGCTGTCGTTAGATGACTGCACCTTGTAAAGCGTTACGAGGTCGTCAGCAGAAGTAGCTGTCGCCAGCACTACTGTATTTGCTGTTGGGTCAGTCGTGTACGTGTTCGTCGCTTGTAGTGCGCCGTTTAAGTAAACAACAATAGCATCTGTCAGTTCGTGTAAGAACGAAAAGCTAGTCGCGCCAGTTGGATAAGCGATGTCACCGTTAGCATCAGCAGAGTTCACAACAATATCTTGGCGAGCGGAAAACAACGGAGCACCGATTGTACCTACGTCGGAACCACTTACACCACGGATTTGCCCAGCCGTAGCAAGTTGCTTCCACCCTTGCTCAACCTCAGTGTAGGCGCCAACCCTGTATTGAAGACCTAGCGTCGTGTCGTTGCGGAATTGTACGGGAGCATCGAAGTTTCCATCAACGTCAAACAACTTCTTCATCAACTCAGCTAGAGTGCTGTCTCCAAGCTCAGCAGAGTTCAAGTACCTTACGATGTTTTCTACATCTGCGCCAATGTTGCCAGAGCTCGTATGATTGCCGGGGTATAAGACCTTTAAGCGGGCCATTGTTATCTCTCCTTGTGCATTAAAAAGGCGAACGAAATCACGGTAACGTCGCTTGCTGTATCTGTTTCTTCCGTTCTGAACCTAAGGCGCACACCACGAAAAAGATGGTTAAACGGAAAGGTGTAGTCCGAGCTCAAAGGGGCGTCGCCCCAATGCTTGTCGCCTTCAAGTCTGTCTAAGTTTACTTCGATTGAACCCATCGGCCTGTCGCTCTCATCCATTGCGTCGATGAATAAACGTCCTCTGCCCGCCGCTTGAAGGATGAGTGTGTGGGTTCTCTTTGTTCCGACAAAATCACCAAGCCACAAGACAGGTGTCTCAGCAATCATGGGGGAGCGGCGTAAGTCAGCTAGACCTGTGTCTTGGTTTACAACCCTGTCAGTGGCTTCATATACGCCATCGGCTGTACCGAACATTAATCGCCCGCCCAAGAACGTTCCGCAACGTGGCAGAAGCGTATCGCCAAGCTGGAAATTGCGCATTTCATAGCCCGCGCGAAAGTTCATGCTTAGCCGCTTGGTGTGCGTACCGCCCGGACGAGGGAAAAAGATGTGATAGGTTTGGGTGTCCTGATCGTAGACAGCCGAGATCATCGAGGGATCAGGGGTAGTCTTCACGAGCTCTTGATATAGTGGCTCGACCTCATCGGACAAAGATGCTTCCGCAATAGTAATGCCGTTTGCTTCGCTACGCATAATTGAGTGCACGCCTCGACGTGAACAAAATAAAAGGTCTGATCCGGCGTTGCTAATCGTGTTATGAGATATACATCCGATGCGTAGGTTGGCGCGGCTATCGAGTTGCCATTGCTCAAAGTCTGGGTCGATTATGTAGACGAGCGTTTGGTCCTTGGTGAACACGGCCAAGCGGTTCGCCTCGAAAGTACCAAGACCTGTGATCTGATCGGCAGTACCGATGAGGTTTGAAATGTCGATGAAACTTGCGCGTGTAACTTCTTCCGTTGGGGCTTCCTCGGAAAGAAAGATATCAGGGTTATCTACGCGGCTGAACTCAATCGTTGTCGGCCTGTCCTTGAAGCCAGCTACGGCTAAGCGCCGCTGAATAGGCACTCCGAAGCTAGGCTTAATAGAAGCCGTAGACGTAGAGAACTCAAAGCCGTCGTACCGATACATGCGAGTATCAGCGGAGAATATGTGCACCTTGCCTTTGAAGTTCGTCATTGTGACGATGGCGTCTTTGGGGAAAGCCCCGTCGATACGGTGTCCTCTGTCTGAGGCAAGGTGCGTGTTTGCGGCGTCCTCTTCCGCGAAGACTACGCCCTCACGATTGTAGAAACGCAGCGACTTTACGGGAAAGCGGTTGGAACCCGTATGTAAAAAGAATTTAGGATCGCGTATTAACTGCCCACGATAATCAACATAACAGTTATCGAGACGCCAAAAGTTTTGCTCCTTCTGGCGCTCCATAGCAGCGATGTCACGGCTCCTGTCGATACCACGAAAACCGTAGTAAGTCGTAGCCTGACTGTTAATAGCTATAGGAGCGTAGGCTAGTCTCGACATTTATCGGTACGCCTTATTGCTGTACTCAATAGGCTTTATTGAGTAAGTCTTATTGCTGTCTTGGCGAGTAAGAAGAATGTCGGTCATCAATGCCTGATACAGTTGCAAGAACATGACGGCCTTTTCGGAGCCCTGCTGAATTAAATAGTGAGCGGTTAGCCCGTCTATCATTATCATGTCGGGTATGGCGCGGAACTCAGTTGGGTCGTTGTAGTAGTCGAGGTCGCCGCCGTTCCAGTAGGGATGCTTCCGAATGTCCTCGACAACCCGGTTGGCAAGCTCAATCATCATCATCATAACTTCACCGTCGATACGAGACGGCGAGAAGTTGCCAGCGCGAACAAGAGCAGAGCGCACTAAGTCTTCAAGCGGGCTGAATTTCTCTCGGCCTGCTGCGAAAGGTTTTTGTACGCTCGTCTCAGCCATCAATCATCCTCGCAGGGTATAATTCTTCCAGACCAAATATGATGGTGCATCATCGCCAACTGCTTGTATTCGCGAGGGATGCGCCAATGAACATAAG